TACTTACGATCAGAAAATCTTGAGTGTGCCAAATCCTGTGCTTCCAAGGATGGCGAGCTAACCCTGGCGCCAGACTTGAAGGCAGTCATAGGCGATGACCTCTATCAAAAAGTCTGTATGGTTTTTGGCGGCATGAATATCAAGGTGACCGGATGAAACAAGACTTAGGTCGGGTATATATTCTAGAGGCATATTCATGGATACTACGATTTCAACCGATTTCTTGATTGCAGTCAACATACTTATCGGTTTAGCAATTGCTTATTTATCGTTTCGTACGGGTATTAAGCAGCCAAATAGTTCGTGGCATTGGGTAAACATCTTGCGTGGTATAATTGGTATATTGTGGACGGTTGTTTATATAGTAGTGATATCAAATGATCAATATAAAGTCACGTCATTTTTTGGTATGATCGTCGTACGTCCTGCAATTACATTAACGCTTGGACTATTGCTTGCTAATTCCATTCTATTCTGGTATGCTGGCAGAGGAAATCCTGATGGTAAAGGTAAGACATAATATGACTATTGTAGAAATATTTCAAGGTATAGCAACTCTAGCAGCATTCATATTGGCACTTGTTGCTATACTAAAAGGTAAGGCTGAGCGTACCAATCTTGATGCTACAGCAGCAGCAGCTTATGCCAAAGCAGCTACTGATATAGCAAATATGTACGAGTCGCAATTCAAAGACTTGAAGGAACGGTTGATTAGGCAAGATAACGAACGTATCATATACGTAAAACGTTTCCAAGACTACGAGACTGAACATGCTGCATATATACAGCAATTACAAGCACAGAAAGATGAGCAAATTGCTTATGTGGCACGCTTTGCTGAATATGAAACAGGCAGGATAACCTTGATTGCTACGGTATCAAAACTTGAGACTCATGCCAATGCTCAAGATGTGGAAATGGCGGAGGTGAAATTAGAAAATAGACGATTGCGACTTTGGATTAGCGAATTATGCGAACAGATTAAGGCAGCAGGTAAAGAGCCTGTGCCGTGTCCAGATTAAGTAGTTTATTCAAGAATGAGAGGAAACATGAAATTGAAACTTTTGTGGTTTATTGGCTTGCTACTGATTACGATGCTGTTATCGGCATTCGTACAGGCGCCAACGGTTGCATCATCTCCTGGTACCTTCATCGTGGCTTCGCCACCTGCTCAGGAGCCTGAGCCTATTGAAATTCCTAAAACGTTCATGGCAGTGGTGCAACTGCTTGGATCTCCTATACTTCTTGGCGTGGTCCTATCCCTCATGTTTAAGGAATGGGTCTGGTTCATAGGTCAGAAGACCTGGGTAAAATGGGTAATGACCCTAGGCCTGTGCGTATTCTTACCAATAATCAGTCAAGCGTTGCAACTGTATCTGCCAGCAGCAGCGTGGCAATTTCTTGAGCAGTGGTGGCCTATCGTAGCCAGTGGTCTTGCCGTATGGGTCGCCAGTCAGGTATGGAACCAAATCTACAATAAAAAGATTGATCGCCAGTATTCTGTATTCGAGACTGCGGCTACCGCCAAAGAAGATGTCAAAAATTCTAAGCTATAAGGCTGTGTGAGCCTGTTTGGTCACGATGCCTGGTAGCGTCAACTGCCAGGCATTTAGGATAAATTATGAAAATAATCGTCACACTCAAGTCATTTCCTGATCATAAAGGCATTCCTGGACATCAAGGAGGTTCGTTGCCAGAAAACGTTGCGCCAGGTTATTACTATCTCAATGATGATAGGACTGTAAATGCTGATAAAATTGCAGCAAGTATCAAATCTGCAATACAGGAACACTCTGGCAGAGCCACGCATGGAAATACTGCTACGAATGCTTTCGTACTGATTGAAGGTAAAATAGTGCCGTGGGACAAGCAACATGAATATTCCATGACAGACCGTAGACATGCCATACCTGTTCACTCTCATGGTGGAGAGAATTGGCAAGAATATGCTGCGCAGCAAGGTAAGCCAATTGATTTTCAGCCATTAAACAATGAAGATATTCACATATGGTTGGATGGTGTAAAGAAAGGATATTTTGGCATGGCAGATGTTATAATCATGCCAGACGGACGTATGGAAATCATATCTATTACATCTAAAACTAATCCAAGCATATTCAGTATGAGTGCTAAAAAGTTAGATACTTTGTTGAGCTCTAGCTACGCTGACCATGGCACGTATTATCAAGCACATAAAAATGATCCTAATCATGAGCCTTATGCATTAGAGCGCATAAAGTTACGTGATTTTTGCAGCACTTATGGGCTACAGTATAGTGAAAAGTTGGTATGGGATGTGCATAAATGAGCGTTGAGTTTTCATCAGTCAAGTCTAGCAATATTCGAGTAGAGGAAGGCACTCCCGGAGGTAGGACCTACCATGTGGTGCTGCCTGGCAAGGGACAGTACGAACAGACAGTCTGCTTCAGACGTATGCATAAGGCTCCTAACATGCGTTGTACCAACAGGGCAGGAGCCGGCACATATCACGTTTCGACAGGTGCATGTCGCTTCCATGGGGGAAATAATGGAGCTAATGGTCAGAGCATAACCACCGGACGTAATGCCAAGATTACCAGGCTACGCCTAAAGGATTCCATAGAGTCCTATTTGAATACCGATCGTGCTTCATTGCTTGACCTAAACTACGAGCTGGCTTGTGCTAAGGCAATCTTCGATGAGTTTATGTCCGTGTCTCCCGATCCAAGACAGAACGAATATGGCATTTTCCTTAATCGTTTTCTTACTATCATTTCTTCGATGAGTAACCTGGTTGATCGCATGAGCCGAGTGGAGAACAGGAACACATTAACGGCAGCACAAGTTTTATATCTTAGGGCAACTGTTGCGGACATCATTATGAAATATTTGCCTGAGCCTATGGACCGTGAACGTGCAGCACGTGAGATCGCAAATAGAATGGGTGGCAATCAAGATATGTCGTTGCAGTTATCACCTAGTGAAGTGAGGATGATCGATGCCGACACTGATTCTTAAGAAAGATTTTCCCGATCATAAAGGCATTCCAGGCCATCGAGGAGGCAGTCTTCCTAGAGGTGTTGTCACGTATGGAGTTATTCATACTCCTGAAGAAATGATTCAAAGGCATCGTCATGCCAGGATTCATCACAAGACTCCAGACTTGGTAAAAGATTATGGCGAGTTGAGCGATTGGATGACTTATCATTATCCAAAATGTGGTTTTGATATGGACAAGGCAGATTTTGCCTTAGCAAAACGTACGATTATGCGATTTCATCAATTAGCACAGGAATATCCAGAAGTAGGACAATCATTCAGATCTATATATTCGCACGATTTTGTAGCAGGAGATAGTAATTTTTGGGGACGAGAGTATAGCGAAGAACGTAGTGATGGCATTCCTACACATGTCCTTGAATTGAATAATCATTGGTTTAGCAATCCACTAGAATTGGACAATGCTGTGGCAGCTTGTGGAAATAATGGATGGCATCCTACAGGATGTGATACCATAGAATCTGTAATTACGCACGAATTTGGTCATGCCGTTAGAGATCGTTATATATACGATACTACTGATACGGCATTCTTACCAGTAGTAAGAGCTTCAGGATTTGGTTTGATGCCAGATTTAATTAATACGTTTGAGAAAGATAACATAGATTATCTTGATCCGGCATATCTATATCCTTCCCAATATGCTAAAAGCAATCGTAATGAATTATTTGCAGAAAGTTTTGCCAGTTTGTATCATACACCTGCTATAAAACAATTGCCGTATGTCAAGAATGTTGGAAAACTTCTTGATGTTATCAAAACTAGTGCTAGATACACAAAGACAAATTGGCACTGGTTTGAGCCTGGCAGCTGGGAACAGAATAAGGCTATATACGAACCTATTATGGCTAAGTTGCGTGGTGCTGGCATTAAGGTTGATAAGCTATGACAATCGGACCTGCTCCTATCTGTATGTTATGCAAGCACTTCAATAAGGATGCGCCAACGTTAGTATGTGCTGCATTCCCAGCCGGCATTCCAGAAGACATTCTTGATAATACTTTTGATCATCATAATCCTCATGAGGGGGATCAAGGCATTCAATTCGTTCCCACACCAACCGATCCCACGTCTCCAGAAGTGTCAAACACGGACAAAATCGGTCGTAATGCCGGAACGGGCAAAGTTACCAGGGTGGGCGTCCTAAAGAGCTTTCCAGGACACAAAGGACGTAAGGGACAGCAAGGAGGCAGCTTACCTAGAGGACCACTCCCGGCTGATCCAACAAGCCATGAATATTCAGGACTGAAATTGTTTGAGCAGTTAAATCTAGACAATCCATATCACATTCCTGTTTACGTCAGAGCAAGCCAACTACCTCCTGTTAAAGAAGGCTACGAGCGTATTTATCATGGCACTCAAAACTATCTTGCACAAAACATCATGCGTTATGGTTTAATGCCTGGCAAATATTCTGGCTTTGGCGAACGCTTACCAGCATTCATGGCTACCACCAAAGGCATATCGACGTTTGGGGACGTGAATTTCGTAGTAGACTTGCCTAAAGCTGACGTCCATCACGTTAACGAAGATTGGGTAGAAGTAGGCAAGATAATTGAGCCTAAAGACATCACAGCCATCATTCCAGCTGGCATGAGCACGCAGGACATTGTTGGCTTACTTAAGATTTATGACGACTATAAGGCAATATATGGCGATAAGTTTGAGATTATTACCAAGCCTAAGAAGGTTATCAAATCATCCAAGAAGCTCACTGGCACTCTCAAGCCTATGCCAAAACCATAGTGTCATCATGGTCTGTCGTGGCACGTGCCTTACCATAGCAAACCATGATGGACCACGATGACCAATAAGAAATCAGTTCACTATCCAAGGACACTAAGATGAAAGCAATCGTTCGACTAAAATCCTTTCCAAACCATCAAGGCATTCCTGGACATCAAGGAGGAAGCCTTCCTAAGAATGGTCCTAACATTGATAAGGAGATTGCAATCATATCAGATGAATTGAATAAGCATAAGGATACGTTTGAGTCCGCTTATATTGTAGGTAGCTGGGCTGCTATGGATCCACGACGCATGCCTGATAGACATGGTCCTAAGACGTCGGACATAGATTTAATGCTTCAGGAGAAATGGAAATTACATGGCAATTCTATTATGGAAGCATGGGACGTAGCAGCTAAACTTGAGCCTATGCTTACTAAGAAATTAGGACGTCCTGTGCATCTTAACGTAGCACCAGTATCAGGTGGTAATCCATCGAAGAAGATATGGAGTAGTAGTAATGTTTAAGACGTCAGCTCCACCAACTAATCTTCAAGAGTTAGCTATAGGCATCCAGCAAGCCGTCCATATCTCTGGTGGCTATAAGCGTTTCCAAAGGATGTATGCCAACGATCGTGTGGCATTCGCATATGATTGCTTTGGCAAGGTAGGCAAGACTTTAACGTTTTACCAAGAAGAGATCCTATCCTATTTCGATGAAGGCTTTACACGTGTGGCAGTACGTGGTCCGCATGGCCTTGGTAAGACCTATCTGGCATCTATCTTGGTTCATCATGGCGTGCTGACGGCAGAGGACGATGCCAAGGTTATCACTACAGCAAGCGCATGGCGTCAGGTAGAGAAGTACTTATGGCCTGAGATCAAGAAGCTATCCAAATCCATCAGTTGGGACATGATAGGCAGAGAGCCATATGATCCAAACCATGAGTTCCTTCAGATGTCAATCAAGCTAAACTATGGCACCGTCGAGGCCTTTGCCGTCGTATCTGATGACTATCAGACTATCGAGGGTGCTCATGCCAAGAAGCTTGTCTACATCTTCGATGAGGCCAAAAGTATTCCAAGAAACACCTGGAACGCTGCCGAGGGAGCATTCTCTAACGCATCCGTTGGTAAGTCAGATCATCCGCTTGAGTTAATCGATAGGGGAGAGATAGGCTTGATTGAGGAGAACGTGCCTTACTTCAATGAGGACAAGCCTATAGCAGATGTCTGGGACATGATTATGGCAGGACAGGATCCTGACGTGGGAACTGACGTAGCTTATAACCAGGGAATCAAGTTCGATAGTCCGCTTGCAGTTTATCAGCCAGGAGCCAAAAAGAATAAATCAGAGCCTATCAGATCCCCTATGGCTAAAACCATGATCGATCAGCAATCAAAAACATCAGTCGTTGATAATAAATCCCCTGAGGACGTTTACTACGATGATAGTGTAAGGGACGTAGTCATGGATAAGTGGGGAGAGGAGATTAGGAGGATAGAGCAGGATGATTTAGAGGGAGGGAATAATTTAGACGTAGAGAATGACCTATTAGATAGTGACGTCGAGTCTGATAGGGATTCAGATAGTAGCACGCATAGGCAAGGGAAAGCACGTCAGTCATCAGTTAGCGATAGGGATTATGTAAATGGAGAGGAAGAGAATTCCCGACGGTCCGGTCGTGCCTCAGGACGTGCAGAATCTCTGCCCATAGCGTCCCACGATGCTGCCGTGTCTCCCTATGCGGAGCATGATGGAGCACGTGCACTGCGTGGCGATCGTGCTCCTGACGTAACTGACGTGCCCAGCGTGCCTACCTATGCTTCTGATAGTAAGGCACGTAAGGACTATGCTGTCCCTATGGGGACACGTGCTAATGATAGCAATCCTATGCTTGTGCCCAAAGGGCCTATCACTCATCGTGGTGGCACACAGGAGCACGTATTCCCTATCACTGATCAAGCACAAGCATTCGCTATCAGTACACCAGGAAATCCTGATGGGCAGTTCTACGATATACACACGCATGCTCCTGGCTACGAGGATTGGCACGTAAGGCACGTCACACTCGATGACGCTATACGTGCGGGACGCATCAGTCGTGCGTGGGCAGATCAGCGTGCACGTCAGTGGGGACAGGATAGCGCTCTCTTCAAGAATAGAGTACTAGGAGAGTTTGCTGATAGCAGTGAGGAGGGCATGATACCCCTATCGTGGGTGCGTGCTGCTAACGAGAGATGGAAAGCATGGCGTGATCGTGGCTTTCGTGGGGAGGAAGGATACAGAAGCATAGGCGTGGACGTGGCACGGTCGGGCGACGACAAAACCGTGTTTGCCGAAAGACAACGCTCCGGGGTCCGAAATATCCGTGTATTCTCAAAACTTTCCACCACGACTGTCGCAGAGCGACTGACGCAATGCCACGATGGACGCTACCTCCATATAGAAATGGACGGTGGCTTAGGTGCTGCCGTCTATGATATATTGAAGCGTGGTAAGGATGGACGTGGAGGTCTTGCCTCTCGATTGCTTAAGCCTATCACCGTAGGTGCTCCTACTACCTGGAGAGACCGGTCGAAAATGATGAAATTCCTTAACGTTCGTGCCGCTATGTGGTGGAACATGCGTGACCTGCTTGATCCCTATTATGATAGCTCGATTATGCTGCCTCCCATTGAGGAACTGACAAAGGACTTGACTACACCTCAGTACATCGATAAAGGAGATAATGTCATCGTGCTTGAGTCGAAAGATTCCATTCGATCGAGACTAGGTAGGAGTACGGATTTCGGGGATGCGGTCTGTCTTGCTTTTTGGGGACAGACTGGTGGTGGAGGAGTAGTTATTTAGGATGCAAGTTTAGTATGTTAGGAAGAACTAAACAATGACTTACAAATTTTCAGGCGAATGCTCGTTAGTTGTGACTGAAGGCACGAAAGAGTTCGATGGTCAGATAATCATCGGAGAGTATCGGTCCATAAGCGATGACGTCAGTTTCGATGAGATTGTGCAAGATTACTTTGCTGAACGAGATGACTACAAGACATTAGCCGATGGCGTCTATCAGGTATACTTCACGGGCACGCTGACGTGGGATGGCTCATACAACTACGAGTATGGCATCACTGAGTACGATGCCATCATTGAAATTGACTATGTCAGCTTTAATGCCGTACCACGATGAAGCACGGTCCGTACGTCACACGGCTGATGATGCGATGCGTAGCTCGCGAAGCAGTCCCTAAGGGTGGCGGCATGAGCGATGCCATCCAGTTCTTTACTGACGAAAAGCATAGGAAAGCCGTGCTTCAGCGTGCCGAGACTGCTGCCATGAACATGCTGGTGGCAGTCAAGCAAGCTCGAGACAATCCCTATGGCGAAGATAATGAAGCCATAGCGGAAGCCATACTTGCCAAACTGCCTAAATAATTTAGCACGCAAGTTTAGCATGGCAGTACCTTAACAAAGCAATTACTGGCAACTCCTCTAATGGGCACCTTACTTGTAAGGCAGCATTAGGAGAATGTACCAGGTTGCATCCACCCATCACTATAGTGATGCAGTAACAGCCGTTGAAATAGTACGGTGGTTGTTTTGACTGGAATGCATCGAAAGATCGTTCCTTTGGTGGGTTATGGCAATTACCGTCACCTGGCCGACGGATTGCGGCGCAGATTGCAGACAGGATAGTTTGGTGGAGGATGTTAATAACATCTGTTGAAGCTGGCTATATAAATCTGCAACCCGAAATGACCACTTCTATAAACGAGGTGGTCATTTTGTTACACATTTTCTTTGATACAAGTTTAGTATGGTAAGGGAGAACCATGAAATGAATGCAATTTTGAGAGTACTGCTAATCTTAGTTGGCTTCGTAATTTTTCTTATCAGTCTACCGCTGACAGCAACTGGCATAAGCACTGCCGATGGTACGATCGTGGCATTAGGCTTATTCCTCATGCTTGTTGGCATAGCCATGGTTGTATGGAATATTGTATTCTTGGCAGCTGAACGATGATCAAAGTAGCATTCTACATGACGTTAGTTCTGACTGGCATGGCGATTCTGTTCGTGGCATTGCTTTGGGTGTGCGACAACTGGTCGACGCTTATGCCATACATAATGATGAAAGGCACGTGGTAACATGGATACTCTTGCCGTAGTCGTAGCAATCCTCATCATGCTCGTGCTGACCGGCATAGTCGCGCTGGCAGGAAAGGGAGATAAGAAATGAATATAGCCAACATCAAAGCTAGGCTTGCTGAGTTAAACGTGACTGCTCCTATCGAGTTTACGTGGGAGCATAGCCAGCCTATAGCACGAGTGCATGGCATAGCCACTGCCATACCAGTTGATGACAATCAAGACGCTGCTTTTGCAGAGCATGTTGCTGACATAGCCGCACATCCAGAACGTTACAGAACGGAAGCTGAAGCCTATGGTCATAGGATAGTACAGATTGAATATACCGAGCGCATAGTCTTGAGTTTGTGCAAACAGAATCTGCATTGCAAGCCATCCCATATAGTTCACGTGCCTGAGGGCACGACTGTATGGAGATTAAGTCGAGTTCAGCGTTATCCTGGCAAGCCAATACACGATGAGTTCGTCACTATACAATTGTGGAAGCTTGCAGATGGTGGCACGGTTACATTCGGCATGTCTGACGACTTCGATACGGTGGTGATTGCAGGTAACTATAAAGGAGATAAACAATGAAAGGTTTAATGATACTCTGTTCGTTGGTTGCAGTACTTAGTGCAGTCCTGTTCGTCAGTCAGGCAACTATGGGTGTTTTCCTGGTGGGATGTGCTTGCTGGCTTGCCATCAATGCTCGTCTGTATCAGGCTGATGAGCATCAGAAAGATTTGCTTGCCAAACAGCAGGAAATTCGTCAAGCTGCTGTGTACATATGTCAATATTTGGCTAACCATAATGATAAACCTTCAAGCTCAGTATAGAACGTTTCTTGCCACGAACGTCACTTTAGCTGCCAGATCCACACTGGCTTGCTTCAAGGCAGCAACGTCCGATCCTGCTAAGAAACATTCATTAGATTTAGCTATGGCTGTGTTTAATGAAATGATACTGGATATGAATGACAAACACATTGCCATGGACGCTAAGAGGAGCCTTGTAAAATGACCGCAATTCCAGTCATTATCGGCATCATTTTGCTTATAATAGTCATAATTATCGTTAAAAAGATCCTAAAAGCACGAATTATCGGCTATAAATGCGATAGCTGTGGCGAGGACATTAGGTACGCTGGCATATGCCAGGATTGCCAAGACTTGTCAGATCAGGACACGTGCCAGATGGGAGATTAAGATGTCTACAGAAACATGGCGTTTGATTGCTTCATTTGCTTGTGGTGCCTCGTGCATCGTCGTGCCATCACTTATCATATTCTTGATGACTATAAGATATTGCATAAAACCTGAACCAACATGGGAAGAACGCTCAGGATTGTATCACGTTAAGTAACAGCTGTCGATTATTCCAGGGTATATATTCTCAGAAAAGAGGATATTACTATGGCATGGAATGATTTGCTTGTAGATTTAAACAGGAGCCAGAAGGGTGTTGACTTAGCCCTAATGGCTCCATACGTTGCTGGCGTGCTTGTGCATCTTGGTTCGGCAAACCTGGACGATCCAGCTTTCCCAATTTACGATCCTGAAGCTGCCAATCACATTCAAGAAGCTGCCACTGCCAAGATTCCATTGGTTGGAATTTCAGTGGACATGAACGCTTCCATGTGGGGATCCGGTGGATGGCAGGTTCCTCTTCCGGACGTGAAGAGTCAACCTCGCACTAAGAATCCTATGTACATGTTCGTCAAGAACTTCCTGACTCCCATGAAGACAGCTCAGTTCATCGTCCTGGTGCTTGGAGCATCGACAGAATCTGCTGCCTGGAACGTGGGCGAACTGCAAGCCATGATTGCTGCGTTGGAAGCTGGCATGAAGGCTGGAGAGATCCAAAAGCTGAAGATCATGGTAGCCAGTACACCTGCGTTCGTGCGAGATCATTGCTACGATGCAGTGCAGAAGCTAAACCTGTTCGAAAACATGTTCTATAAGGAAGATGGCAGCTGCCCATATGGCATCATGGTGCAAGAGCCGGCATCCATTTCCGGAACGTACACCTGGCAGGTAATGCAAGCAACTCCTCCGCTCAGCAAGGCTAAGCCTTCAGCGTACTTGGGAGCGTATCCTAATCCTATGCTTTGGCAGTGGCTGTTAGGTGGAGTGTACCTTCCCTTTAATGCAACAACCAACAGGCAGTTTGGCATCAGCTCGATGTGGAACGGCAAAGCTGCCTTCTACAAATGGGCAGGTGTGACTGTTACTGACGATGACAACCCTGATCCTAATCAGCCTCCAGCATTGCCAGGAACAGTTGAGGCAAAGATCGACGCTCTGACCGTAGAATTGGCTGCCTTACGTGCAGATGTTAAGAAATTGACGTGGTTGGGAAAAGATGCATGAAAGCAGTTATCAGACTGAAATCCTTTCCAGATCATCGTGGTATTCCTGGTCATCAAGGAGGTAGCTTACCAGAGCATGCTTTCCCTATCGATATCCACGATGCTGGCAAAGAAGACGTCATCACGCATGCCATAGGTGGGACGTGGCCTACCGTGGATAGCGATCACTACTATCATGCTACCAGATTAAGCAATTTAGAAGGCATTCGTGCCAATGGACTGCAACCCACGAAACAAGGCACGTTCACAGGATACTCTCATGGTAAGGACGTGTCACTGACGACAGGTGATAGTGGTAACGTCGAGTACTGGACAGGCATGGCAGCATGGGCAGCCTATGACAAGTCAGGACATACTGCCGTGCCTTACATGACTGTGCTGCGTGTCAAGAAGAGCGACGTCACCAATCCCACATCCTATAGGTCAGACGAATTTAACACAGCCAGTATAGCATCAGACAAATTGGAATATTGGACTGGCAAGACGTGGGAATCGTTGTGAAGCACATAACTATAAGGTAATCAATTATGAGCACTGAGCGTACGCTTATTTGCGACATATCATTCTATCAGGACGCTGCATCGACTGCCGTTAAGCCTGAGCTTGGTAAGATGAAGTCGGCCGGCATCGAGGGAGTCATCCTCAGAGCATCACAAGGCATTGTAAGAGATCGGCTGTTTGAGTATTACTGGGGTGACTGCGATGCCCATAGCATTCCACGGATGGTTTATGGATTTCTAGAGTACTGGAATGGCAGTCCAGAGGCTGGCAACCAAGGCAAGTTTATGGCCGACTGGTTTGTTGGCAAGCAGCGTACTCGAGGCTGGCTGGATTTTGAGCGACCTAACGCCAATTATCCAGCCTTACCTCCTCGTCAAAACTGCCTGGACATGATACAAAACTGGATGACCAAAGTCGATGCTGGCTTGGGCACTGAGAGCGGACTGTACACCAATCTGTCCACGATCGAGTACCTGTCTCCTATCCCAAGCTGGCTAATCAACCGTCCGTTCTGGCTGTCGTGGCCTCCAACCGTGCCATCCGGCAAGACTGCTATCGAATATACTGCAACGTTGGCGCCTCCCAAGATAGCCTTCACAAACATGAAAGTTTGGCAGTTTGCTTGGAACGGTCCTGGCTTAGCAGCCGGCATGGAAAGCCTTGGATTGGACATCGATTGGTTTATGGGAAATGCTGACGAGTTTCGAGATTTCAGCAGCGGAGGAGTGACTCCTCCTGTACCCGAGCTAACTGCAAGGCAGAAACTGTTAGTCATCATCGACGAACTGACTGCACTTAGCAGAACGCTATAACTATCTCGGTGCTCCCGAAGCTACGCAGATCAGCATCAACACGATGACCGCAAACAGGCACACAGCCACAACTTCTTGAGAGTGATTGGCTAACCAGTTGTTTCCCATAGTTTTCTCCCTTTGAACGGTTACCATACTAAACTTGCAGGTATATATTTTCGACATTGCAAGTTTAGTATGGCAGGAGCATCCGTGATTTATATCATTTCTTATGCAAGCAGCGATTATTATGAACATCTTAGGCGACGATTGCTTGCAGATTGCAATAAGTTTGGCTTGACTAATATCCGCTCTTACGATAGGCAATGGCTTGAAACAACTTGGTTCTATAGGGATCATACAGACATTCTAAACATCCCAAGAGGATCAGGTGTGTGGAGTTGGAAGCCATATATCATTCAAAACATGCTGTCCAAATGTGCTCCTAACGATATCGTGGTTTACCTGGATGCTTCCACAACCATGAAGGTCGATCCAACTCCTGTTATCGAGAGCGTTCAGGACGTGCTTGTTTGTGATAGCAGTTGGGCCAGCAAGGACTGGACGAAAAGGGATGCATTTTATTATATGAACTGTATGTCTGACTATTATCTGAATTCCAATCAGGTGTGGGCAGGAGCCGTGCTCGTGCGAAACACTGAGGTCGGCAACGACCTTGTGAATGACTGGCTGAAGTATTGCTGCGACAGACGCATTATCAGTGATGATAAGAGCGTAAGCGGACCGGAGAGAAAGGCATTTCAAGATAATCGCCACGATCAAACCGTACTTAATTTACTAATTCGCAAGTATATTCACGAGTATGAGATGACTGGTGTACAAACTGTTCCAACAATGCCTTTTATAGATGAGTGAGGATAAATTGAATCTTTCTGACCTGGCTACCAAGCACGAAACGGACAAAGGTCCTAAGCATCACAACTATGCCGAGATATACGACAGGTACATGGCTCCCTATCGGGAATCAACCAAAGCTATACTGGAAGTAGGCTTGCTTTATGGCAGTTCGGCAAAGATGTTCCTAGAATACTTCCCTAATGCTAAGATGTACGTCATCGAGTACAATCAAGAGCTTATCGATCGAGCGCTAAACGATAGCCAATTTCCTAACAAGGACAGGCTTGTCATCATTCATGGCGATCAGAACGATCCATCCGTATGGAAAGACATTCCCATGGACAGCCTTGATTGGATTGTTGACGACGGCAGTCACGTGCCAAATGATCAGCTAAACACGCTCATCTATGGCTTCCCACATCTAAAGCCATCAGGACTATATATTCTAGAAGATATGCATTGCAGTCTGCATCCTAACTTCAATCCTTCAGGAGAGAACACTGTGTACGAGTGGGTCTTCGAGAAGATCATGGATCAGCAGAAGATAGGCATCATGACCGGCAACTTCTATCTTGAGCGTGACAAGTGCATCACTCCTCTTACATGGCTTACTAAGCACATTGTTGCCTTTCACTTCTACAAGTCAATAATTATGCTGGAACGCACAAATGATTAGCATCGTACTACCGGTCTACCAACGTCAGGATATGATCGAACGAGTGCTTCAAGGCATTTGGGACAACTCCTCTTCATTGGTTAAGGAGATTGTGATTGTGCTGGATGGCTGTACAGACAATTCAGAAAAGATTGTCATGGACTTCATAGCCAATCATTATCAGCGCATGCAGTGGCAAGTTTTGTGGACAAATAATGTTTGGGAAGTGCGTGCGTGCAATAAAGGCTTGAAGGCTTGCCATGAGGAATATTGCGTATCCATCCAGGACGATATGATTGTCGACTATCTGAATTGGGATAAGCGTCTTATTATACCTTTTCAGATGTGGTACGATGTCTTTGCCGTCACTTCCTTGTGTGCAGTAAACCTTGGATCGGATGGCTATCACTTAGCATGGTACGATGCCGTAAACGATCACAATTCTCCTCGCAACAAGTTTGTGATTAGGGACGTAGTAAACCGTGGTCCGCTCATGTTCCGCAAGTCCATGCTTGAAGAACTTGGATATCTAGATGAAGCCTTCGCTCCGCAGGGTATGGACGATATGGACATCTGCCTACGTGCCTGGCAGCACGGCTGGGTCAGCGGAGTTTACCCGATGCCAGCGTTCTTTGATCCTGCGGATGGCACCACTCGCAAGGATCCTAATAGCCAGCAAGTCACTCAGGCAGCTTGGATTAAGAACGAAAAGATTTTGCTTGAGCGACATATGGCAGCTATCGTAGGTTCAAAACATTCTGAGGATAGGCTATTAGAGGCATAACTATGGACTTTTATCCGACATCTGACTCGTGTCAGATCCAATGTCTTTCAGAACTATACGAGAAATATTTCGGCAAGAAAACTGATGGCGTGTTCGTAGAAATTGGCGCTTACGATGGCATGGGTTTTAGCAATACGTGGGGACTTGCTGAGAAGGGTTGGCGTGGACTCGCGTTCGAGCCTGTGCCCGAGTATATGCTTGCGTGCATGAAGCTACACGAGGAACATAATCATAACGTCACAACCATTCTGTCAGCAGTTGGCAATGCACAAGGTCTGGTTAACCTATACCTTGGTGGAGTGGATTCCACTATCGACAAGGAGACGCTAGAGAAGTCTCCGTTCGGATTTACCTACGATCCTGACAACTACATCGTGGCTTGCATAACGACCTTGAACATAGAATTGCCACATTATGGCATTCAGCCGGGATTTGACCTCATCTCAATCGATGTCGAAGGTGCAGAGTTGGCCGTGCTAGACGGCATGGATTTAGATTTTTGGCATCCAAAAATGATCATTTGCGAAACACATGTTGGAGTGCCAGGTCGTGATTATCATGCCAAGGCAATCATAGATCGTATACTAAGCCATAGCTATATTCACATCAATGCAGACGCCTTAAATAGCATTTTTTGGAAGGACTAATCATGGACTTACCTAAGGTAGATGGCCGACGTACTATTGCCATAGATTTCAATGGCGTTCTAGATACATACCAAGGCTGGAATGGCTCAGCCACCTCCTATCCTCCACGAAAGGGAGTGGAGCAGTTCCTTAATACCTTGCTTGTGAGAGGCTTTAAGATCATAGTGTACACAGCCTCAAACATTCAGGAAGTCGCACAATGGCTTATTAAGTATGGATTGGACGTGTTTATCGACGACGTAGTAAATACTAAGCCTCCGGCTATCGTTTATCTTGACGATCGTGCCATCACATTTAAGGGCAATTTTGCTGAAGCCTTGGATGCCATAGAACACTTCAAGACATTCTGGGAGCCTGACAACATCAAGACAGGAGATCTGTGGTGATTACAGGAACGTTTAAGTTCCAATGCATTTGCTGTACAGAATGGTTCGAGGCGCCAGTGGCCGTAAGAGAGCCAGTAACAGTGTGCTGTCCAAACTGCAATACTGAATACAATATGCAGTTTATCCCATCCGAACGTAAGACTATGATCAATAAATTGGAGGTAATCCGTGCCCATTCCACAAATCAGCATGCCGTACATCAGCGATGAAGTTTTGCATTCATACGAGGCAATTAGGCGATCAGGCTTAGCCAACATGCACGAGCGTCTAACTGTACGCAGCATTGCCATTGCTGCTGGCTTCAGCGTGCTTGCAGAGATTGCCAAAACTCCTCAAGAATATTCACGAGTGATCATGGCATGGCGAGAGGTAGATACTAAGAAGTATGCGGATTGGTGTGCTAAACAAAATCCAACAGTTAGAGATGCGTTAAAAATTTCTTGAATGCAAGTTTAGTATGGTGTGAACGGCTATACTGAGAGTCAATGTCATTTCTATAACAAGAAGTGTGGATTGAAACAGTATTGTGTGAGGCGCTGCTGTCTATTGAGCGTAGCAAGTAGCTAATCTAACTGTCAGTTAACCGTTCACCCTTATTTGGTAAGTGCCTCCAGGAACTAGAGCAGCCTGGAGGCACTAAAGGAGAGTGGCTCAAGGTAATTATAATCTAGTTTTATGCAAATGAGGTCATAGCGTGGCCTTGCTTGTGAGGAGGAAATTTTATGATATACAACAATGCTCAAGAGGCTTTTGTTGACTTAAGCACAATGTTGCTTGGATCACCAGAGCAACAGTCTCGTGTTGGAACTACACGGGAAATGATTCTCAATACTATCACGATCAAGCATCCGGAACAAAGAATATATTGCTTGCCACATCGGAACGACAACATATTCGCCAAGATAGCGGAGACGGTTTGGGTACTTGCGGGACGCAACGACCTTGCTTTCCTATCCAAATACTTGCCTCGTGCCGTAGACTTTAGTGACGATGGCAAGACCTGGCGTGCTGCCTATGGTCAACGCATGCGCAATTTTATCGACTACGACTGGTATCAGGGTGCAGATCAGCTAAAGAACATCGTGAAACTGCTTCAGAAAGATAGATATACACGTCGTGCCATAATATCCCTATGGAATCCTGAAGTCGACTACGAAGACTCTAAAGACATCCCATGCAACAATTGGCTAAACTTTATCATTCGTCCAAACAAACAAGGCATCGACGAACTGCATCTGAATATAGCTCAGCGATCATCGGATATCATGTGGGGATTATCAGGAATCAATACTTTCGAATTTGCTACCTTACAAATCTTACTTGCTCAATGGCTTCAGTGCAAAGTTGGCACGCTAAATTACAACATTACTTCCTTACATGTTTACGAAAAACACTTCACTCGCCTTGCCAAGATCATCGAATCCTATACTTACAAAACCATATATCACTACGATATTCCTATCGTCGGATTACATCCACAATCCATGCCACATGACAGTCTTGCCATGTTTGACAACTCACTGCCAGCTTTCTTCTTGCGTGAACACGATTTGCTAAAGCCATTCGATGGCAACTTAAATAACATCATCACTGATAACTTTCTGTATCGCAGCTTTAACATGCTTATGGCATACGACCTATGGCGTGCGTGCCAACCAAACCTATCAGGTGATCTTATCGATTGCCTTGATGCTATGCCTGATGATGACTGGAAGTTGGCGGCTATCGAGTACGTCGCACGTGATAACAAGGCAGTTCTCGACGAGGTTAAGATGTCTGACGCTATCATGACAGCCTTGCTGTACTGCATGCCTCATCTACGAGACGATCGGTAAAATTTTTGGCATACACGTGCATCCGTGCGCATTGCAGCACTCTAAGGTATATATCTTAGAACATTAATACTTAAGTACTTAATACTATTAATACATTATATAATATTAAGTATTAATAACTAATTAATAATATACTCTCGCTACGCTCGAGTCATTATTAATTAGAGCGGCGATGCCGCAACCACGACAAAAACCACGATACTATACTGGACATAACTTTTATGACCGTATTTACCAGATTAGTCAAAGCAAGCAAGGCATTCAGACGAGAAATCACACGCCAGCCTCTAAACTTCAAACAGGCTGAAGCCATGATCGACGCAAAAATTGCGTCAGGTCAGTTGCCGACTGAGAGTAAGGAACGCTCCTCCAAACTCGACGTCCGTAAGACTGACCACGATCTTGGATATGCGTTTATGTATAGCAATCTAAGGAATTGGCTATACAAGTCCACGTCCAAGTGGAAAGAATTGCCACCACGAGATAGTCCAGACCGGGACGTGTTCCTTGCCGACTCTTGGAAGCTAGAGCCGATTTTAGCAGGTGCTGTTTACAGCATGACTGCCAAGATGGTGGCACTGAAGTGGACGTGCACTGGCAAGAAACTACAAGCACTACGCTGTGCCAAGATGTTCTCTCGTGCAGCTCACATGGGAGGATATGATTGGGGTGGCTTCATTTCGCCAGTGGCAGAAGACTTCTACTCGACCAATCGTGGCGTGTTTATCGAGACAGCCAAAGATGGCGATCCACTATACTCTCCTATGGTTGACTTAGGACACATCGACGCTCTGTGCTGTGGCCTAACAGGCAATTCTCGTTATCCAGTCATCTATCAGTCCGAGATGGTTGGGCAGACGTTGCGATTCGCACCAGGAGAGTTTATCCACTTTTGCTCCTTACCGTCGCCACGAGAGCGTGACCTTGGTTCAGGCTTCTGTGCTGTAGATCGTGCCTATCGTGCGGCAGCCTTGCTCATGGGTCTGCATGATTACGACGATCAGAAGCTTGACAACCTGCCGCCAGAAGGCTTAGCTGCCATCAGTGGCTTGACCATGGATGAGTTCCAAGATGCCTTGAACATGTGGATGATGAAGCGTCGTGAAGACGATAGCCTGACTTTCCCGCAGGTGCTATGGTTGCTTGGTGCAGATCCGTCGGCAAAGATTACTGTTAATCTGACGTCATTCTCGCAGTTGCCTGAATCCTTTGACCGTCGGACGGTTGTCGAGCAGTATATCAATACCATAGCCTTGGATTTTGGCGTGGACGCTCGAGAATTCTGGAGCATTTCGGCCGGAGGGTTAGGCACGGCTGGCGAGTCGGAAATTCAGCATCTGAAAGCCAAAGGCAAGGGACCAGGCGAATTCATATCGACGTTTGAGAGACACATCAATGGCGAACTTCCGGATGGTGTGGATTTCGCATTCGATACTCAGGACATCGAAGAAGACGCCAATTTTGCTGCCGTAACCAAGGCTTGGATAGATGCTTATTTCCCGTTGTACAATTTGCCTCCTAAGGAAGACAAAGGCAAGGCATCCGATGCCAACTCGAATGCGGATGTTGTAGCCAAGGCTAAAGGCAATCCTCGTCCTGACAAGCCGAACGGACAGCCATCCTTGCCTACGTCCATGCTTCCCAAAGTCGACACTGGTGGTCCTTTAGGACTTAATCAAGGTGGACAGAAGCAGCAAGCTGAACAGGTGCTGACTAAAGATCAATTCTTACGATTGCTTGCCGATCGTGGCGTACTTCCAGACTATCTGGTAAACGACGACCGCATCGTGATTGACGACAATGAAGTGCACAACCAGGGCTATAAGTCATTAAGCGATGATGATGACGTCATTAAGATGACCTGGCACAATGGCGTCTTGAAGCAGGAGCGAGTTTACCTTGGATCGTTTACGTCGCAAAAGCCTTCACAAGTCGCTCCTAATTCTGGAGCGTGGATTGAAACACAGCCTATAGCCGACGTGCCTGAAGCCTTGCTTGTTGAAAAGGAAGATATGGACTTTCAGTCCGTTCAGCAAGCATTGGAATATTTGAAAGAGAAAGAGCAAGAGATTGTTGCCGGTGCACGAAATATCCACGGTGAACCTATCCCGGAACAGGAAAGCGTACGTGGTTCACGTGTCAACAAGAAGACATTGCAGGATGAATTAAAGCGATGGAGAGACAATCCGATATTGGCTCCGTACGCATTAAGCGTCGATGAAGAGAATAAATTGTTTGGCTCATTAAAGCCTGTTGCTGAAGTTAGTGTCGCCAAAGCTTATCCTGATGAAGATGCAAAACTAATTCAAGTTATAACTCCAACAGACAGAATGGAATTAGCCATCAAGGATCTTCAAAACACAGTTCAGCAAATGGCACTATCGGCTAGTGATAATCGTGCTAATACTGTTGCAGAACGCTTTATGGCAGCTTTGGCAGATAGACAGCAATCTGTGGTAAAAATTGAAATTCCTCCTATAACCATGGTGGCTCCCGAATCTAAGCCTCCAGTTATCACAATCAATATGCCTGAGCAGAAGACTCCGCAAGTGAATATTGATATGCCGGAGTATAAAGATTATCCAACTCCTACATTCACATTCTCGCCAAAGATAGACGTTCCAACTCCTGTTGTGAATGTGAACGTTCCTCCTTCCCAAGTTACAGTGGAGAATACTGTGCCTGTTCCAGAGGTTACGGTAAACAATAACGTGGTGCCACCTGACATCAAGATTGATAATTCAGTGTTACTTCCAGAAGAAGGCACTGAAACAATTGTGGTGCACCGGGATGAAAACGGTAAAATTGATAGCATGACAAAGGTGTGATATGTCCAAAGTAGCGCTAAAAATCAAAGGTCAAGGTTGGATCATCCTGGACGACGACACCGGGCAGACGTATGGCATTTGGGCGAAATCAGCCCTCAATCAGACTGTCAATCAGGATACTGCCTATCCCTCCCACTCCTCATCATCGTGAGGAGGAGCACGGTGGTGCCACATACTTCAGACCTATATTTCCGTGGGAAATATTAGAAGACGATGAAGAAGTATTATTGATTGCCGGTGCATTACTATGATTGAATTAAAGCAGCTTCCCATTGATGATATCTCACGTGCACGCTTGATTGACGTACGCACTAATATATTTAACGATGACGTGGACAGTCTTGCAGCACGTGTATATTCGGGCGAGTTGTCGCTCGGAGCATGGGAAGAGGCTATGAAAGCAGAAATCCGTGGCTTACATACTGCTGCGGCAGCTATTGGGAAGGGTGGGTTTGAAAACGTAACGCAAAGCGATTGGGGCAGGGTCGGCAGTGAAGTCAAGCAGCAATATCGTTTCCTTCATGGCTTTGCTGAGAAAATTGCCGAAGATCGAGAAAGTATCTCGTTGGCAGCCATTCAAGCACGTGCAAAACTATATGCTGATGCTGGCAAGACTACGTCCGTGCTTATGCAAGCTGGCGAATGGGCTGGTGGCACCAGGCGTCAACCAGGACGATTTCCGGCACTTCCTTGGATGCCACGAGATGGCTCAAGCGAATGCCTATCGCATTGTCGATGCAAGTGGGAATTAACAGAGGTAGATTGTACTAAGGTTTGGAAACTTATACGGGCTATATGGGTAGTAGATCCGCAAGCAGAGTCGTGCAATACCTGTATAGATAGAGATGGTCATGTCGAACTACGCAAAGTTCCTCTGGACGTGGTGACGCCTGATGCGATAGGTGGGTATTGATTTTTGCATGACACAGGTATATATGTTTATAGGAACATATTATCGTGCCATATGATAGCAAGTCCCAAGCAAGAATAAAGAAATTAAATGGCGTCGAACTGACGTTAGCACAGATAAATGCTATAGCACGCATGGCTGATGCCATAGGTGGAGATTTTGGATGGCCTACGGCAATAAGCAAGTTCAAGAAATCGCATAGCATTAAAGACGGTGCTTGGGTCGAAAGTGCTGAGAAGAAAGAAGTTCAAGACGTCTATATTGAGAAAGAAGCTGACGGTCGCTGGAAGATAACGACTGTTTCAACTGCTGACGTTAAGGACTTGGTTGGCGAAACTTTCGATAAGGCATCTATTGACTATGATGCCAAGCTTGCTGAAACTACTGGCGAATATCCCGAATATCGTTTGTTCCATAAGGAAGCTTTAGCCATAGGCAAGGTTACCAAAATGGGACGTTCTGGCATATTTGCTGTAGATGAAGGCTATGCTTATGATGATCCGTTCTCTCAGGCAGTTGCAGAAAATATGCTTGCCAAGAATGATGGCAAGTGGCGATGCTCTCGTGGCTTTTATGTTCTAGAAGCAAAGGGAGGCTGTCCTAAGTGTGGTGAACAGCTTGTCCTTCATAAAGAGCATATGCTATCCGGTTTTAGGTGCCCGACTTGTAAGTCGGTTCAGCTTAAGTACAAAGGGACGCTAAATGATCTGCGTTTCTTGAAGACCAAGACTTTCGACATTACAATTACGGACATACCTTGTATGCCGTGGTCGGGGGTCGGTGCAGTGAAAGAATCTACAAACGTGGAGGTTAAGGAAATGGATAAAACCGTGTTGAAGCAAAAGTTGCTTGACGCTGGTCTTGAAGAGGCTGCCATCGATTCCCGGCTGAAGGACGTCACTGAAGCTCAGCTAAAAGAATATGATGGGATCCCGGAAGCCAAGCTGTTCAAGGAATTGGGAGTTGAAGAAGCGGTAGAAGAAGAATCCGCTGCTGAGACTGAGGAACAGCAACCTTCCTCAGAAGAACAGACCTTTGTCTTAGATGAGACGGTCCTCAAGGAATTTTCCAAGATTGTTGCCGATCAGCTTACTGAACGGTTAGATGGCTTGACCATTGATTTGGGAACCGATCCGACCGTCAATCTTAAGGAACAGCCTGAGTTCGTGCAGATGCAGAAAGACGTTGCTGAGCTGAAAGAGATGCTTTCGACGTTGGTTAAGACCGATGTGCAGCGTCTCAAAGAACTGAATGCCGATACGCCTCGCAACGGTCAGTTGCGTGTGATGCGTTTCAAATCGAAAGCCAAGAAAGTCGATCCGGCTGTCGATGACGAAGAAGACGCTGCCGACAATGGCGACGATGAGGCAGCTGAAGGCGAAATGCCCATGAAGCGCAAGAAAGAGTTCGTTGCTATCAAGGATGCTTCTGGCAAGAGCTATCCGAACCTGACTAGTTTTGTTACCGGAGGTGCGAAGTGAGTGAGAAATTTGGTATGAGTGCCGAACAAATTGGGCAGCTTGGTGCCTCGATCGGTATGGCTATGTCCAAAGCCAACAACCAGTATGGACAAGGTGTATTGCCGAGGGAATTCAAAGCCTATACGGACATGACTCCCTCCACGACCAATATCTACGGTCGCTATTCCATCTTCGATCCCTGTTCCAATGGGGACGTGTTCGGTTTGCAGGTTGCAACGGTTGGCCTGATGAACTGGATCGGATGGCGTCCTAATCAGTTCTATCGTCGGCACGTGGACTTTATCACCTGGATGGGTCCTGAAGGGACCGCTGCCGGCTCTCCGAGAACTGGTGCCATTGCTCCTTGCGACGATCCTTACTCCTGGGAATATGGATACTGCGGCTATGACTTGCTGCATACCTCCTGGTATGGCATCGCTGGGCAGTCTTTGGATCCTCACACCATCACTCAGGTGCGCTGCGAAACGACTCCTCGCTATCGCCTGAATGGCGTTCAGATCATGGATGATGTCGAGTGGCAGATGAATGGCATCCTCAATGTGTTGCAGCAGCAGCTACGGCACGCTCTGGTTACCGGCTCTCACGACAATGCCCACGAGATGAATGGTCTCGAAAGCCTTATCAAGACTGGTTACACTGGCGACAATGGCGAGAACTGCGCCGAACTTGACAGTATCGTCAAAGCCTGGAACGATAACCTGGATGGTGCGGTAAACAATCTAGGCAATTTCTTTGACTACTTGGATGAAGTAGTCACGGAAATCGAGTATCGCTCTTCAGCCATCGGCACCATTTCCGAAACTGACATGGTGCTGTTTACCAGTCGGTTCATGGCGACCTGCCTGTTGGATGCCTATGCTTGCTACACCACTTGCGGTGTGACTGACACTGGCGACGTCACTGATCAGGCTCTGCGTGCACAGCAACGTGCTGCTCGCATGGCTCTCAATGGTGGTCCTCTGTACGATGGTGCAGCTGCGGTTGGCTTCTTGAATCTGAAATCCGGTCGTCGTCTGCCGATCATCGTTGACGATACCTTCACCATCACCAAGCCTGTTGCGGACTACTGCACGGACATCTACCTGCTGACTCGTCGGATCGGTTCCATCGACGTGCTGTATGGCGAGTACCTGGACATGCGCATCTACGAAAATCGTGTCAAAGCTCAGATGCCGATGTTTACCGCTCGTGCGGACGCTGCCGGTCGTTTTGTAACCAAAGGCAAGGAAGACAACTTCTGCGTTCAACTGATCATGGGCACCTCTCCTGAAATCTACCTGAGTGCTCCTTGGGCTCAGGTACGTTTTGAGAACGTGTGCTGCTCTCGCAAACGCCAGCCTATCTCGAGCAATGTGTTCTCGCCCAAGTACCTTCCTGGCGGGACGCCTTTGCACAAAGTCGTCGTAAATGATGAAAACGACTTAGCCTAAGCGTGGGTTCGACTAAGGATATCGCTCAGCTCCTTAGAGATGAGAGCCAGGATGACCATCTCCTGGCTCTCTCATTTATTTCAGATGCAAGTTTAGTATAGCAAATGAATAATCCAATTGTTTCCATCGTGTCCGGAACTTATAACCGTATCGATCATTTGAAAGCGATGATCGAGTCTGTTCGCTTATCAATAGGCGAAGGCTTAGACTACGAGATAATTTTGGTTGATGGAGGGTCGACCGACGGCACGCAGTCGTGGTGCAAAAAGCAGCGTGATATTGTATTGATTGAGCAGGGAAAGCTCCTTGGAGCCTGTAAGGCATTCAATGCCGGATGCGAAGCAGCGTCAGGACACTACGTTGTGCTTGGAAATGACGACGTGACGTTCGTCGACGAGAGTATCAGGTCAGCTATAGCCTTCATGGACGATAATTCAAGATGCGGAGTTGGATGCTTCTATCAGGATCGTGAAGGACAGTCGTGGCACGTTTCACTGATGAGTGCCATAAAAGGCAATAAGCAGGTAGCTATTTACTATGGGCAAGTCTGCATCGTGCCCAAATGGCTAGGCGATAAGGTAGGCTGGTGGGGCACTGAGTACCACACGTACGCTGGCGACAACGAGTTATCATGTCAGGTTGCAGAACTAGGATATGAAATCTTACCGGTGCCGTGTGCCGCAATACACGATGTAACCGTGGCTGATGAACTGCGTGTCATCAATTCCACAATTAACGGATCCAACTCTAATGGGCATAGCGACTCACTGAAGTGGGTGGCTAAGTGGAAGAAGCCAAATGGCTTACTTGGTCCAGTCATCCCCTTCAATGCTAATCCCATCCGCAGTGATATGTCCGATATGGAACGCATGACTTATGCTCCTATCTACGAGGCAGCCTTTCCAGGACAGAAGCAATCCAAACGTGGACTGAAAGAGGCCTTGCAGAAATATTTCTTAGTAGATGAAGTAGATTATGTGCCTGAGCCACTGTACCTGTTGGATGAAGCTAACGCTTGGAAGCCTCATATCATCCTAACGCAGTTTCATGGAAGCAGCGGAGCAGTCAATTCGCAGTTAGTTAGGGAATTACGTAAGGAACATAAGCAATCCATCTTAATTAATTGGAATGGCGATTATTTTCCGGAAAACTTTCTAGCTAATGACTACATAGAGATGATGCGCTATTATGACCTTGCAACTTTTGTAACGGATGACGTTAAGGAAGCCTATGACAAAGCTGGCATTCGATGGCGTTACTGGCAGATAGGGTGGGAATCCCCGCTCCACAGGTCACCAGAAGTCACCAAACGACCCAGGACAGGTCATGATGTACTATTCCTAGGTAACGGCCATTATCCCTTCAGAATAGAGCTTGGGAAGGTTCTGAGGAGTTTTAAGAAAATTGACGTTGGCTTGTATGGCTCATGGCAACCAGCTTTTCGTGCCAATGGCAGCAATCTGTACGATTATGATGCTGGATATGCGTTATATGCTTCATCCAAAATAACTATTTCAGACTCGCGTCCGCAGGCTTCAGGCTTTGTATCCAACAGGGTTTACCAGGCCATGGCTGCCGGCTGTTTCGTGCTTCAGCAGTGGTTTAGAAATATGACTGAGCTAACAGGATTTGTGGATGGCAAGCATCTGATTGTGTACAAGGATACTGAAGAGCTTTACGACCTTATACCTTACTGGCTCAGTCCCGAGCACGAGTTGGAACGCAAGAAGATAGCCAGGCAAGGTCAGGACTATTGCTTGAAATATTGTTCGTTTGATGCACGTGTAAATGAGTTGCTAGGATGGCTAAAGGAGTTAAGATGAAAGCTAAAATTGTATTGAAATCATTCCCAAATCATTTAGGAATCCCAGGCCATCAGGGAGGGTCGCTCCCCATGGGAGCCGATAAGGGAGGTGGCGAGGGAGGTACTAATCCGTATCGTAAGTCATTATCCAAACAACAGTTGATAGATTCTGTGAGAGTTGGCATGCGATACAGAATTGATGATCCGTTGCATACTGCTGTAATAACGAATGTGATGGATGATGCTACATATAGTGGCGGCAAGCATGTATATTACATAACTACGGATGGCTATAAATCTGAAGATTACGCAGAGAGCATTGACAGCTTTGTAAAAACAATGAGGACGTTGAAAGCCAAATTACATCCAGGGCAGGGTGCATAATGTCTGAATTACAATTAGTGTATCGTGAAGAAGGCAATTTTCGATATTATCAGATGATTGTTGATGGCAAACCTGTAACTAATGTACTTGCAGTGGAGGTAAAGGAAGATTTATCTAGCATTGGTATACAGGAACATAGAGTTCGTGTAGAGTTCTCTATCGAAAAGAAGTATGTAAGATGAGTAAATTGTCGGACGTAACTATCGTGGTTCCCATTTACGTAACTACGCCAGAGGCTTTGGATTGGCTGAAGGAGTGCTTAGCGTCCGCATTTGCACAGAAGTGCAATGTCGTCGTGTATGATGACGGTAGCACAATCGATATAGCACCAGTGTTGGGTATATATTTACATGATTACGAATTCAGTCAAGTGGAAAACCATGGTGTAAGTTATGCTCGCAATCGTGCCATCGAAGCGGCAACTACTGACCTCATACTTCCTCTTGATTGCGACGATCGACTCAAAGACGGTGCAGTTGAGGAAATGGTGGCATATTGGAACTTGCATGGCGTGCCGGTTTATCCGGATATTGCTAAATTCGGCACGGAAACAGTTCCGCACTACGTCTTGCTCGACTTTGCCTGCGCTCATATCACTGAGCACGTCGGATTTACCAGTGTCAATGTCCTACATTCCAAGGCAATGTGGAAGCAAATCGGAGGCTACGACGAGGGCATAATTTTCTACGAAGATGGCGAGTACAACGCCAGATTGTTAGGCACGTTTTGCGGAGTACGCTGTCCAAAGCCTTTAGTAGAATATAGGATGCATGCAAGTCAGAGAACCAAAACTTACGAGAAGCAATCGGCATATTATGCTAAATTAGTTACTGAGAAAGTGAGGACTTACGAGATGGGATGCCCAGGATGCAGAGGAAGACGGACTCATGGTCTGAATAATAGCGTGGTGGTACAGTCAAACCAAAGCATGAATGTTCAGCAAAATCCAACTGACATGCCTTTGATGGATGATAAAGGCTACGTGCTTGTGCAATACAATGGCGGCAACGGTCGTGGCACGCATTGGTACAATGGCCTGAGTACAGGTAATGCCTATCGTGTGAAGTATGGCGTTTACCTGTACGTCGATAAGAACGACTCACGGGAGCCAACCGATACGCATTCGCATTCGTTCTTCATCAGAGTCGTGCGTGAAGAGCCAGTTATGGCTAAGAAAGCACCTGCCGTTAAGGCACCTGTTGCTGAAGTAATGACTGCCATGGCACCTGCTAGACGTACGGCAGTTACTACGTCAGTGGCACGTACGCCAGTATGGGAGGCGCCAAACCTTTCCAAGATGCGCCTGGTCGATATCCAAAATCTGGAACTGACTCCTAAACAGGCAGCTGAGCTGCTGGAGCAGGAAGAGACAGGCAGGACTCGTGCCAAGGTTATCGAATGGCTTACGCTGAAGGCTGAAGAGAAATGATCAACTTGCTTGCAGCAGTCGTGCTGAATGGCCTATGCGTGTTTACCGTAGCTTTCATGCTTGTAACCTTGAATGGTCCATGGGACGTATTCAAGTTATTGCGAGAGAAGGCTGGCATACAACACGATGCTGACGGCAATCATATCGTTGTAGCAAACAAGTTCTTTGCCAAATTATTGGATTGTGTGTGGTGCACCGGCACGTGGGTATCGGCTGGCGTCAGCTTATTTACTATAATGATCATGGGTGAGAAGTGGTATTTATGGTTTTACGTGTGGTTGGCGTCGATAGCAATTGCTGGATTATGGAATAGGATGGTGATGCATGAAGGCTAGAATCGTACTTAAGAGTTTTCCTGGGCATAAAGGCATTCCAGGTCATCAAGGAGGCAGTCTGCCTGATGATGCTGTACAGTCAGCCAGATCATCTGATCCAAAAGGACGTATGGCTGCGAATGAGAATCAGGAAGGTAAGGATTCGTTTGGGACAACTGGTAAGCCACCCAAGGCTAAAGTTGGAGGATGGAAGGATGATTCCAAAGGCATGATGCATTCCATGGTTAAAACTGTGGATTATAAAGGCACGAAAATACAAGTCACGGCTGTGATGAATGAGCGAGATCATCCTAACGATCGTGCCTGGGCAGTATCATATTCCAATGGCGATCGTGTCATTTGGGGTGGCAATCAATTTGATGCCAATGATACTGGCAAATCCGAATTGTTGAAATGGGCAGATGACAATTTTGAACGTATAGCTGCCAAACTGGTTACTAAGCCAAAACGTTCTCCTAAACGCAGAGGACCTGGAGAATCGTATTCAGTATACGATTAGGATAAACTATGGCTCGAACGACTGAAGGCTTCCTTCCAATCGGAGTTTCGCTCTCCTTGTTCCTTGATCGTTATCAGGAGATCATGCGATTGCCTATATCGGCATTCAATGGCTTGAACAATCCGCTTGAGTTGCGCAGGTACGCATGCGATACCATATGGCAGCAGTCACAGCGTGACAACGTTGCTCAGTTCCTGGCGTCCGCAGAGGAAATGCGTGAGAAGGAGCTTGGTTACTATCTTGGTCCTAAGTATGTTGAGGACGAGAGGCACGAGCTTGAGCATTATCCGTATAATCCGCACTTGCTAAACCATAAGCATCTGATTGCCATAGGCAGTGAAGCCTTCTCTGACATCTCGTTAGGCGAAGCGTTAACGCTATCCAACATGGGAGTGATAGTCGATCCTGTCATAATCGTGGTTGCCACGACCGTCACTAAGCCTGAGGAAATCGTGGTTTGCTATCCTGGCGAATCGGAGTACATTCATCCAAGCAGCGTGGTAATTGCTGGCGGCAATGCCACAATCAAGATCCCACGAGCCAGGCTTGTCGATCCTACATTAAATGATGACCGGGAAGATCCACTGGCTTACGATGATGATAACAACTTCCTTGATGAAGTGGACATCAAGCGTCGTTATACGGACATATCCAAAGGAGTTTACTTCAAGTACTATGATAACAGTTTGGTTGAACAGTCCCATGATGGCTATGGGCAGGTGCTTTATGAACGTATAGCTGCTATGGATGCCTATCCCGTATCGTGGTCAGGACTGACGCCAACGTTGGATACGGTAAATCCGTTCTGCGGATGCCAGGTGCAATACCTGAAGATTTCGTACTTATCGGGTATCCAATATACCGTCAAGATGCAGTTAGAGACTGCACGGTTGGCACACACGCTTATGCCTTATGAGCCATGCTCATGTGACTCAGTTAAGCAATTTTGGTTGAATGACAATAACGTCACTGACGGTGCCAGCATGACGCCTTATGGCGATAAGACTGGTGCGTTGAACGCATGGCTAACTGACAGTCGCAGCAAGATAGGGTTTGGCGGGAAGTTTCCTAGGTCACGTTAAATGCTTACACTAAGGCTTATTCGCAGACCACGAGCAGCTAAGATGTTCCAAAAGGATATACAAGATGAGGTACGTAAGGCATTAAACACGCTAGGCGATACTTCCATTAAGGACTTGAATGAACAGATTGCCGATTGGGATGAGAAGCCAAAGTTTGATAAGAAAGTGTCCATAGGCACTAAGGTATGGACACTGCAAGTCAAAGTGGATGCACGTACCAAGGCTGGCAAGATCTATAATTGGGTAGACAAAGGTACAGGCAGTCGTGGTGGGCATAAGGACTATGTCATCAAGCCTAAAAAGAAAAATGGCATGCTACGCTTTAGCTGGCCTAACAAGCCTAAGAGTATGCCTAATCCAACCATACCTGGCTTCCCACAGTCAGATGTCGTACGTGGCGTCGTAACCAAACAGGTTATCCATCCAGGTATATATCCCAGGAACTACACTAATCGTATGTTGGCTAAACTGAAGGCTAACAAGTCAGGCGGTTTTCGATATAGCATTGAGGCAGCAATCAAGCGTGCCATGAGGCGAAGATGAAAGCAATTATAAAACTAAAATCATTTCCAAATCATCTGGGTATCCCAGGCCACCAGGGAGGATCGCTCCCTATGGGAGCCGATAAGGGAGGTGGCGAGGGAGGACAAAGCAATACTAGCATTGCTGCATTAAATGCTATGTTCGATGCAAATGAACGTGTTAAAACTATACAAACTGAAGTTGGAGCATGGGATAGCACTTCAAAACGTTATTACAAATTGTCTTCAAAACCAAACAGTCCTCCAGGCAATAGAAAACAGTACGAAGATGCCATGACAAAATATTATGCAGCTAAAGAAAACTTGCGCAAAGCCAAAGAAGACTTGAAATTGGCATCAAAAGATACAAAGGCACCAGGCTATGGCGAATGGAAATTATTAAATACAGAAAAGGCCATTGGTGGAGGTTGGAGATATTATACTCATCCTGATCATCCTGAGTACGGCAAAGTTGGTATTAATCATTTTGGTGGTTGGCACATGCAACATGTTGCTGCTAGCAGTGCAGTTGAATATAACGGCAAACAATTTGAGTGGAGCGGTAGCGGTGCCAGAAGTGCAGCCAATAAATTTGTTACAACTGTGTTTGGAATATAGCGTGCCATTAGACGACGTTAGCAAGATCTAAGGTATATATCACTGGAGGATTACTATGAGCAATTACTATAAATTTAAAGACGGACGAGTGTGGCTTCAGACTAAAAAGTTCCAGCCATATGAGTTACTGTTGCCTTATGGTTTAACTGGCGTCACGGATCCAGCTGGCAACTTGAACGCTATTCGTGAACCATCCCCAAGCAAGCGTGGCGATTCAGTCATCGTCGACGTGGTACGTGGCGAGCCTGGTTTGCCAGCGTTCCAACTCGAGACACGGTTACAGAAAACCAAGAACTTACTGTTTGGCCTGAAGGACTGCAACTCCAACGTCCAGGATCATCTTGGTACGTGCGATCGGCCGGACAACTACTTCGCCTCAAGCATGGTGTTCCACTGGGAACGCTCGCATCGTGGTGATCTGAGTGTGAATACTCTTGCCATTATGGAAGGCGATAACACTGCCGTGGGCATGACTGCTCCTTTTGTGGCTGAAGTCGGTCCCATGTTGTTTGATATGAATGCACAGTTCCTTTCGCTGCGAACCATTCTGGAGACTGAAGCCATCACTGCCATGTCGTTCCTTGGGCACGAGTGCTTCGAGGACTGCAAGGCTCAGGAAGCTGCTGGCGAGAATGGCTATGTGGCGACTGGAGCCAAAGTCGGATCAGCTGGCAATGTGGCAAATGTTTGGTTCACCGAGGATAGTGGTCAGAATTGGGCAGGACTGTCGTCTAATCCATTCGCTGGCGGTATGGATATTAGCGACATTGTGGCTCTTGGATCTAAGCATAATCATCGTGTGTTGGCATCCAATGGCACGACTCGTGCCGGACAACCTGCTCAGATTGCTTATGCTGACGTAACTGATCTTGGAACTGCGACGTGGGTAACTGTGAACGTTGGAGCAGTCTTAGGCCAGTATATCAAAGCATTGCTGGTGCTTGATTGGCGGCACTGCTATGCTGTGACTGATGATGGTTACATCTATCTTAGCAAAGATGGTGGAGCCACTTGGACTGCCAAATTCACGACTGGTGCTGTGGATTTGAACGATATTGCCGGACTATCCAATGGTGAAATTTGGGCTGTTGGTAATTCGGAATTGATCGTGCATAGCAATGACTATGGCGAGTCGTGGACGGTTATTACTGGTCCTACTGGTGGCATAGGCAATGACTGCACAGCAGTTTGTGTAACGCCAGATGGCACCATGCTGATGGGCAACAATGCCGGCGAGCTTTATGGCACCTACGATGATGGCGATGAGTGGACTACGTTGAGTGCCCAAGGCATCACGGCTGCTAGCATCATAGCTATCAAGTGCTGGGGAGATAGCGATATCTTCCTGGTTGCTGATCTGGCAAGCGGAGCGTCACGTGTGCTACGTAGCATCGATGGTGGAGCTACCTTCAGGCTGTGGTCGCTGGCTGTCCCTACCAATTCAGGTCTGACTTCTCTGGAAGTAGTTGATCCGAACGTAGTGTGGGTTGGTGGTAATGTGCAAGGCACGTACGCTGCTATCACTCGCACGCAGTCGAACCTGATTGGCCTATAGTAGCTTGCTCATCGGTTGAGAGGCAGCACAGTACATCCTTCCACTCGTGCTGCCTCTAAGGAATCATAAATGATTAATAACGATCTGCATGGCACGCAATTCACGCTGACATCAGGCTTTACTATTGTGGTAAAGCCTTTGCCTCCGTATTATAACGATTTTATCGAAGATGCGTTGCCATTGGTTGAACTGCCAAAGCGTAAGTTACATCTCAAGGCTGGCGATTCCATCGACGTGGAATATATCGAGCCTAAGGAATTTCCTACAGACATTGATGAGCAGGAATTATACCTACGTTACAAGACGGCAGTCAAGGACAATGAGCTTATTGATAAGCAACGAGCACGTACCAAGATCAACTTCTTGCTTACCAATTGCATCGACGTAGTTTCAGGACCTATAGAAGAAATGGATTATGCATGGAAGGACAGAATAGCCTTATCGTTACCTAACTACAAGCTTCCTGTCGATCCTGCCATGCTTCACATAGCTTTTATCAAGAGTCAGGTGATAACCACGCAAGTGGAACTAGATGCCGTACTGTCGGCATGTTTCTATCCGGAGGTCAATATCCAGGGCATTATCAATGCTCTGGGACACTTTCAAGATAAAGTTTCAGGACCAAAAGTTGTTGGAGTTGATAGAGCAGCGTCAGGAACAGGGTGACAGCGATTTTGATATTAGGATGTTCGAAGCGGAAACTGCAAAGGCTTATGGAATACTATTTGATGAACACTGGTATTCCATTCCTTTATATACAAGGGAAATCATGATTGCTGTGAGGCTCGGACGTAATTGGATTGACATGCTTAGCCAAGAAGAAGCTATGAGGCACATGAAATGAGCGATCAAGCTGCTGATACCTTTTCTGACAATGACCTGCTGTTTCAAGCTGACGTTAAGGACAATACTCAAGCGTTCTTCGACAAGTTCGATGCCAATGTCCAGAAAGCTGATCAGACGGCACAGACAGGCTTTAATGGCGTATCTACGTCTGCAAATAAATCCAACACGGCATTGGCAGCAGTTGCAGGTGTGGTGGCTGGCATAACCACATTCTTGGTTGGTATGGCTAAGGCAGGTGTGGAAGAGTTTGCCAACATGCTTCAGGAAGCCTATAAAGTTACTGAAGCATATGACAAGATGGCAGCCACAATGTACATTGTCGGTCAGAATGCCGGCTATAATAGTAAGCAAATGGATACTTTTGTAGCTGGCATGAAGGCTGCTGATATGTCGTCCATGGGTGCTGTGCAATCTCTTACCAAGATGGCTCAGGCACAACTAGATCTTACTAAGTCTCAAGCTCTTGCCACAGTGGCTGCGGATGCTAGTGCTGTGTCCGGTCAGACGCAAGCAGCTGCCATGGATGAGATTGTACGGTCTATTGAAGTTCTGTCGCCAAGACTTCTACGTACTATGGGCATTTACGTGGACATGACCAAGGAAGAGAAGAAGTATGCTGAGGCACACAACACCACGGTTGCTGCCTTGGATCAGAGTACCAAACAGCAAATCATGCTGAATGCCATCTTGGATCAAGGCAAGAACATTCAAGGTGCTTATGCAGCAGCCATGCAGACAGCTGCCGGTCAAGAGATGAAACAAGCACAATTGACTGATGAGTTCAATCTTGCCATAGGTAGATTGGTTCAGCCTGTTTTGTTGCAATGGCTTAAGACAGCTAATGGTCTATTGTCTGATTTGTTAGGATGGCTTGATAAAAATAAAACTGGTATTGAAGCATTCTCAAATGATTTTGGAAATTCATTTGCACTATTGATAAAATCATTGACAGATTTTGTTAACAGTGCTAATACAGGTACGACAGATGTAATGAATTTCTTTGATAGAATGGTCAAGAGCATAGTTGCTGGTAACAAGACTGCTGAGAATAGCGTAGACGATTTCTTCTCAAGATTGACTAACTTGCATACGGCTGCCGATTCACTGAACAAAGTGTTCATCATGTATGAAGCCACTGCCAAAGGTATGTACATGGAAGTAGGTGCTGTAGTTGCAGCATGGGCTATAGCATTTTCCAATTTAGGTAAGGTAATGCAAGGCACCATGTCAGTTTCAGATTATGCAACCAGTCTGAAACAGTTGTTTGCCGTGGTCACATCTGGTGACGTTGCTTATAACGAATTCAAGAAATCTGTGGCAGAACAGATTCCATTGATGCAAGACGTTACCAAAGTTACTAACGATGCAGCAGCAGCTGCTGCGGCACAAGCCAATGCCTTGAAGCAAGAAGGCGATGCGGTTGATGCACTTGATCAGAACCTTACCGACTTGCAGAAGAAGCTAGAGGAAGACAAGGCCACTGCTGCAATCAAAGCACAACGAGACGTTATCGAAGCCGAACTGCGTGACAGTTGGGCACGTCAGGACATGGCTAAGAACCTTGCCGACAATATCACTCAGATTGAGCAAAACTCTCAAGATCAACGTGTACAGTTAGTACAGCAGTATGCAGATCAGCGATGGCAGATTGAGCATAATTATCAAATAGCACTCAAGCAATTGGAAGAGCAATTTGATTACGATACTAGTGAAGCTGCCAGACGTAGGGATGCGGTAAGCATGCTAGCACTTGTTCGTAAGAATGAGCAAGACGTCAAGAAGCTAAAGGAAGGCAAGACTCAGCAAGAGGACGATGCCAAGCGTAGCTTTGATAAGCTGATGAAGGATCAGACCGATGCTCTGGCAAAGCAGATTAAGCAAGCCAACGATTCTTACAATAAACAGTTAGCTGATTTTGCACAATCGAAAGATCGTGAGAAACAGATCCAAGACTTGCACGATAAGTGGGCACAGGAAGATATTCAGCGAGCCACTGACAAGCAGTTACAGACCTTCATCGATCAGTACAATGGCATGGATGGAGCAACCAAAGATGGATTGAAGCAAATACTAACTGACTGGGGATCTTATTTCACTGATTTGTGGAAGCTAATAAATGCTAATGCCCCTGGCATATCCAACACCATCAATAATATGCTTAGACCTGGCGAGCGTAATCCATATACTCCTGTAACTCCGTCTAATCCACGACCTGGCGAGCGTGGAGGTAGTGTAACAGGGCAGGCTGGTTTGGTAACAAGCATGCTTACTCCTTATGGGATGCGTGCCGCAGCTTTGGATACGGCATCTACTTCACGTGTGCCATCGGTGCATCCTCAATCTGATAAGAGTGGGCATAGGAGTGTGGACGTGAACGTGGCTGGCAATGCCTTGGATCCGTATATTCAGCGCATCATGGTACGTGATTTGATGGAAATTGAGAGGAACGCTTCATGATTTATCCAGACGATCTGTATGGAATTGGCTTTTATCCTAATGCTATCGTGTCCTTTAGGATGCTACGCATACCAACTCCCGATCAGGTCACATGGCAAGCAGCGTCGCAGTACTATGCCAGATCAGACTTATCGAGAGTGGGTGATGGCTTCTCAATCGTAAGCATGATTTATGACGTCATTTCATATGAGAGCATTGCCAGGTTCTTGGATCATTTGGATGGCAAGGAATCTGCCGAGCTTTACGTGCGCACGGACGTGCGGGATGGCACGTTTGCCATAGCTGCCAATGCCTTCAAGATATATAAGGCAACTATGTGGAAGCCTTTGCTGTTTGGGCAAGAGGGCGAACCTATAGTTAGGACGTCGAAAGCTTATCAGACCGTTCAGATAAAATTCATTAACGCAGTTGAGCAGATTGGATACCTATGAGCCTGACTGCACCTCAGCAAGCCATACTGCGTGATGGGCATCCGCATACTTCCAGATTCTTTCTGAGTGTGCTAAAGCCAACACAGGTTTACTGTGGCACTATATCAGGCAGTCCATCCAAAGGCGATAGAACGCTTACTATGGTG